GAGAACGCTTTAAAAAATGCCACAGTCTTATCTTGCGTAAACGTAATCGCTCAAGGGATAGCACAGCTTCCGTTACAGGTCTGGTCAGGAGAAAACAAGGCCGATGGGAATCAGCTTAACATAATACTCAAGCGCCCCAACAGTTTCCAGACAGGCTACGAATTTAAAGCAGCCCTCGTCAAAGACTTACTGGTTTACGGCAACTCCTTTACGCGAGTAGTCCGAGCGCCCAACGGTAGGGTTATCGAGATGATCCCAGTAGACCCCGATGACATGAGCGTTTCCGCAAACAAGTTTGGCATACCGGTCTACAGGCACTCTTCTTTTGGTATAATGCTCAATAAGGAAATTATTCATATTCGCGATGTTGCGGGCCATGATGTTACAGGGCTATCCCGTGTACTCTGCGCCGCTGAGCGGATAGGTGCATTAAATGCGGCAGATCAGCTAATGTCTGAAACTTTTGCAAATGGTGTATCAGTCAACTACTCCGTAGAGATGGCAGCAGCTCTTGACGACACAAGCCGGGAGACGTTGTACAAGCAACTGAAGGCCAGCTTTGGCCAAGGTGGCAGCAGGCGTGGCGGCATAGCAGTCCTAGAGGGTGGCAAGATGACAGCCATGAAGGGCAGCACCCCCGCAGATGCAGACCTAAGAGCACTCCGTACACACCTTATAAACGAGATTGCAGCCCTATTCAGGGTGCCCGCGAGTCTTGTGGGTGGCATGGCAGATGAAAAGTATTCGAATCAAAGCGCCCGTTTGGCATCTATGTACCGAGATACATTCGCCCCTATTCTGTACAATATCGAGCAGGCCTTTAGTCATAACCTAACCACAGGCACTACGGATATTCGGTTTGATGCTGGCGCTATGATCAAGGGAGATCTTGCATCTCAAGTCACCATTGCCTCTACAGCAGTCGCAGGGGCTGCTATTATGACCCCGAACGAAGCCCGGGCCTTTATAGGGTTAACACGGATTGAGGGCGAAGGGGTAGACGAGCTAGGCCACACCTCAGCACCCCCAGCACCCCCAGCACAACCGGGAGACCGAGCGGGCGAAGAGGCAACCGATGACGGAAATTTAGGAGATATGCCAGATGAATAGCTATGAGACAAAGAGCATCCCGCACGAAATCGCAAGCGGCAACTATGTAGAGCTACGCAACTCAAAGACCGGTGAAACTAAACTTGTCTTGAAAGCGTACTTTGAGAAAACTAAGAAAATAACCGGAGCTGATGAAACATGGCTAGTTCAGAAATGATTGTTAAGTCAGTGGATTCTCCGCTGTTAATTAAGAAGTTTGATATTGAAGCTGGCGAGCTCAAAGCATACGTCACCACATTCGGCAACGCCGATCTAGTTGGTGATGTGATGGACAAGGGCGCAGCAGATAACTTTGTAAAGCAGTTTAACGACCAAGAAAACTCCGCAATTCCTATGCTATGGGAACATAAACGAGATGAGATTATTGGAAGCTGGACAAAATTCGAGGTGGACGAGAAAGGCGTCATTGGAACAGGAGAGCTTTACAAAGGCGTCTCCAAAGCCGAAGACGTAAAAGTTTATCTTGAGAAGGGTGCTGTAGGCTCTGTTTCTATTGGCTTCAGATCTTCGGATTATGAAGACATTGAAAACGGAGGCAGGTTATTTAAGGAGATCGAATTATTTGAAACCTCCATTGTAATTCAACCAGCCAACCCCCAGGCGCAGATAGTATCCGCCAAAAATGATGAGGGTCAAATTGACCTAAGAAGCCTTGAGAAAGTCTTGCGTGATGCTGGTCTTTCCCGAAAAGAAGCTATGACGTTTATCTCCGCTGGCAAATCAACCCTACGCGATGTAGTGGAACAAGAGCTAAAAAGTGAAGACGTAATGGCCCAATTAATTAATTTATATAAGGAATAATTTTTATGAGTGAAGTTGAAATGAGTGTTGCCGAGCAACTTAAAGGAATGATGGATGCCCAAGTTTCAGAGAAGGCCGATAAAGCCGATCTTGAAGGCATGGTAAAGACTGAAGCACTAGAGGCCAAAGCCGACAGAGCCGACCTTGAAGGTATGGTAAAAGCCGCAGACTTGGACGAAGTAAAGAGCGCCCAAGTTGAAGCAATCGAAGCAGCAAAGGCGGAAATCCGCGAAGAAATGGAAGCCAAAATGGCAGCCACATCCCCCGTAATTTACAAAGGAGCAGCACCAATGGAGTTCAAAGATTTCAATCACGAAAATGGAGCGGTAGTTAAGCGCTTAAACCTTGACCTGACTAAGGCAGTACCCGGCAATAACGCAGCAGTCGGTGCAACTGACCCCCGCAGCGTAGGTTCTAACGCCACTTACCACACACTAGAGCAGTTTAACCCGTTCCGTGCTCAAGCTACTGTATTGAATGTATCTGGCGGCTCTATCCGCTTGCCTAACGTAACTGGCGTCGAGTTCACTTCGGACTCTACCGTACAGACTCAAGCACAGTTGTTGGCCCGTGATACTTCCGCTGTTGTAGCTAAGAACGTAATCATTGAGAACTGGGTTTCTCAAATGCAGTTTAGCCGACCTTCCTTGGAAGACATTGACGGTATCCGTAACACTATCGCTGGTTTGATTGTACAGAAGTACTCTGTTGCTCAGGCAAAAGACGCCGCAGCCGTACTTAAGACCCAGACCCAAGCAGCTACTGCTGGCGCTGGTAAAGTCGTTTGGGACGTTGAGCCTACTACTGGTACTCAGTTGCCTATTGATGGATCTAACATTGTTGGCATTCTTTCTGATTTGCTTGCAACTTGTGACGTAGCCTACCGCACCAACGGTGTATTCATGGTTTCTTCCAACGTGTTCGCCAAGCTAACTGAATCTAGTATTGCTACTGGTGGCGGTATGGTCTTCGACCCTACTACTGGAATTAGCCGTGTATTCGGTTATCCCGTAATGATTAACGGCTATCTTGACGATGGCATTCTTCCAAATGGTACCGCTGTTGCAGATGGCGCAGGTAAAGTAGCGGCATACTTCGGCGACTTTAGCCGCGGTCTAGCTATTTGTGAGCGTAAAGGCTTGGCTATCGATGAGTACGATCAAACTGCACCAGGCTTTAACACTTACTACGCAGATGGTCGATTCAAGAACAGCGGCTGGGATGATGCAGCTCTGGTAGGTCTTGAAGTAATCCACACTGTAGCCTAGTAATTAAAGAAGTAAAACGTGGTAACCCTTCGGGGTTGCCACACCCTTTAAATTTTTGGAGTTCACAATGAAAAAACCGATTAAGTCGGAAGTAAAATACAGTCTTTCCGCTGGTGTAGTGAGTCTTCAAGAGGTATCAGACCATTTGTCACTTTTTGGCGACACAACATATAATACTTACTTAACTCGCTTGATTGTTGCGGCCTCGACCTTTGCCAGCAACTATATCGGCGAGTCCTTAGAGTCTTCGACCATAGTAGATTACTACGATGCATGGGACGCCAGGCTTGAACTGTCAAAGCGTTTTGCAGACAGCAGACCCGCACCCTCAGTAACTTATTATGATACGGCAAACGCCGTTAAGACCTTAACAACTAGTTTGATAATCGACAACTCAGGTGAGTCAGCGGCGTTAATTTACGCCCTTTCGCCTTCCGCGGCATTATCAACCCAAATAACGAACCCGATCACAGTCACCTATAGCACATCAAACTTAAACACCGCAGAAAGCGAAGCGATTAAGCAAGCTGTCCTAATGGTAATCTCTGATCTTTTCCACGACCGAGCCGACAATTTAGAAGGCTCCCGTTCAAAGGCCCACGTAACCGCAGAAAGGCTTTTGGCACCGTATCGGAGAAACTGGGTATGATTAGACGGCCTGTAAAATTTGTTTCAAAGACAACAACCGGCAGCAGCTTTTCGGCTACGTCCACCACAGCTAACGTGCTAATAGTTAACACTGGCGCCGACATTCTAAGCATTAGCCTTGACGAGCGAATGATCAGAGGACTACAGCCCACAGAAGAGGCGTACCACGTTCGGTGTTATTATACGCCCACCATTGCAACAGTCCGAACGGTCGATTTTGTAATTATAGACTCTATCGAGTACAGCGTTACAGGAATTGTCAAAGACGGTTACAAAAACCGAACGATCACCTTTGAAGTGAGGCGTGTATTATGAGTTTAGAAGCGTTCGCAATTGACCTAGCAACAAAATCTGAATTTTCAGGTGTACCTATTGAACCTGTACAGGCAGACCCAGCGTTAAAAGAGGCGGTTACGATTACCCAGCTAGGCGGGTATAAAACCGGCGGTATCGGGGGGAGCATGGAGCTAACCCGAGCCACTTATGATATTAATATTTATGCCGACAGTTATAGTCGAGCAATATCAATGCAAAATCAGATTTACGCGGAGTACAACAATTCTAGCGGAGTCATACAAGGGGTTTTATTTAAAAGCCTCAAAATAATCAACGCTTTTCAAACGGCAACAAGCACTTCACCTATACTTTTTCAGGTGACTTTACAACTTGACGTAATAACCTAGGAGTCATAACATGACAGCACCATCCGGTTTTCTTTCTGGCCATAATTCTGGCCTCTACACCAACGCGACAGCCATCACAACTTTTGACTCAGCAGCAGCCGAAGCCTTTGCCATTGCTGGCAATTTTGTTGATGGGGTCACTGAATTTTCAGCGCTATCTAACGAAGATTCAATTCAAGATTTATCAATCATTGGCCGCCCTGTAGTTTCACACGTACTTGGTCAAGGCACGGCGCAAGAGTTTACTTTCTCTCTGGCGATGAACATGGCCGATGCTACTTCAGTCGCCCTTCGCGATGACGCACGAACCACTGACCGTGGCTTTGTAGTTGCCTTCGACACAACTACCGGCAACACTCCAGGAGCTACTGCAACATTCTGTATGTTCAACGGTATGGTAGTAAACACTAGCATTACCGGCGGCTCTGCCGATGGTATCGCCACTTTAGAAGTAACAGTTCGCCGTTCAGGTGATTTGGTTTGGGTTGATCTAGCCTAGTAACCAAAAACTCAGCGGGTGCCTTTCGGGGTACTCGCTCTTTTTTCGAAATTCAATTAATAAAAGGAAAATTAAAAATGGAAGACCAAGAACAAAACACAGGTTGGTGGTTTGACAGAGCACACCAAAGAAAATACATTTTAGAAATGGCACGGGATAGCATGATTGAAAACCCCGAAATGTCCGCGGGCGAAGCCCTAAGCAGATCAGAGATTTTAATGGATTTGTATTTTGCAAAGCACGTTAACCCAGTCACACGAATTAATTAAACCCAAAAACAGGAGACAAATAAAATGGCTAAACTTTCACAGCTAAAAAGAACAAACGTAATTTCAACAAGTGTTGAAGGTGTATTTATTAAAGACCTTCCATTTAAGAAGACCCAAGCGGTACTCAAGGCCGCAGGGGAAACCGGAGAGCATGAGTTAAGCGGCGTCCTCGTAATGTTCAAAGATTTAATTTGCGATGCTAAGGGTCAGCCCTTCGATGACGCGGCGAGCATTGAAGATCTAGAAGAAAATATGCCTTCACGGTTGTTAAATGATATTATGCAGGCAGTCCCCGAAGCGCTTAACCCGAGCGTTGACCGTCTGGGAAAATAGGGAAGGACAAGGAGCGGATGTTTCGCTTGCAAATGATGGACAACGGAATGCCTTGGTCTCAGATTGAGGCTATCCCAACTTCATACGTAAATGATTATTATATGCTAATGCAGCACGGAATAGTGGGCTATGCAAAAGACGCCCAGCAGATCAATTACGACTATATCAGCAGCCACAATACTCAGCAAGCAATCTACGCGGCAAACGTGCCCAAGTTCAAACCTAAAGACGCCCAACCACTAGAGCAAGTTTTGCCTAGTTTTAATCTGCTATTGCACGGCCACAAAGAAAAGAAAAAGGCCGATCCTTTTAAAATGGCGTTTCATATGTTCGCCAATTCCACCACAAACCCCGAATTAAAAAGGCGCTTCGAGGATGACAAAGATTAATTCAGAATTGCAAGGGATCTTATCAGCTCAAAAAGCTATTAGAGACCTTGCCAAAGACCTTGGCGCCAAGAAGGCGGGAAGCCTCTACAGGAAGCCCATGAAAGATGCCTTGGTGCCGTTTCACCAGAGAATCGAGGCAACGACCCCAGTAGATTCAGGAGTGCTGAAAGACGCTGTTAAGTCCCTTGTCCGCAAGCCAAACAAGAAAGACTTAAAAAATGAAGATGTCACACAAGATACCGTGATGCTCGGCAAGGTTGGCTGGCAACGAAAGACGGGCGACGATGCCACCTACAAGCAATTTCTTGCCGTAGAGTATGGCAACAGAGACCGGAACTCTACCCCAGTAATCCGCCCAGCATTTACAGCACTACATGAGCAAGCCCGCAGCATCTTTGCAAAAGGACTTGGCGAAAACGTAAACAAAGCGGCTAAAAGATTAGCCCGCAAACAAAAGAAAGGAAAGTAAACCATGGCTACTATTGCATCCCTTGTCCTACAGTTAAGCGCAGACGATGCGAAGCTGCAAAGAGACTTACGCAAAGCTAACAAGACAATCGCTAATTATGCAAAGAACACCAAGAAAGCTTTTGCAAACATTGCCAAAATAACAGCAGGCGCAAGCGTTGCCTTTGCAGGCCTAGCCAACCAGAGCATCAAGGCCGCCGATGAAATCGCAAAGTCCGCACGTAATGCAGGGCTGAATACGTCCGCTTACCAAGAACTAGCGGTGGCCTTTGAGTTGGGCGGGTCATCCGCTGAAGCCCTTGTAAAGACTACACAGGCGCTTTCAAGACAGGTTCGCGACCTAGGCCGTGGATTATCTACACAGCGAGACGCTTTTGATGCTTTAGGCTTATCTTTTGAGGGGCTTGTTAAGCTATCCCCAGAAGAACAGCTACTTAAAGTTATTGCCGCTTTGCAAGGCATGGAAAATGTTTCTGAGCGCTCCGCTATTGCACAGCAGATTTTAGGCCGAGCCGGTAAAGAGCTTGGCACTATTATGAGCGAGACCGCGGGGTCATTATCTCTTGCTAGGGACCGTGCCCGGGATCTAGGGTTGTCTATTGGCTCTGAATTGCTAGGAAACGCCGAAAAGGCTAATGATTCAATGTTTCTTCTCGGGGAAAGTATTAAAGCAAACTTTACCAAAGCAATATTGGAAGCTTTGCCCGTCTCTGGAGATTATGATGATAAAATTAAGGCAATAGGTGAAGCGGTAAAAGCGTTAACACTGGCTTTTATTAACTTTGGTTCGTGGGTTGCTCAGAACTCCGGTCTTATTGCGGGGTTCTTTATAGCGTACAGCGGGGTAAAAATTCTTAAAGGCGTTATTGCAATGGGTGTGGCGTTTAAAGCCCTCACAGCGGCCCTACTTACTTATCGGACGGCCATCACAGGCGCAGCTATAGCCCAGGCACTCCTAAACCCAGTTGCAGCAGCAGCGGGCCTAGCAGCCGCAGCAGTGGTAGCCTCTAGCGCTTATCTTATCTTTAAAGACGACGCAGATGACGCTAAAGTCTCCAATGATGCTTTGGCGGACTCTTTGCAAAGGGTTGCCGATTTGGCTAATGGACTGCCAGTCAGCTCGATTAGCTCAATGCTTGACGGGGCTATTAATCAGACAGTTGAAGACGGCCCACAAGTAAAGCCAGCCGAAAGCCCTGGCAGCGCTTTAAACGAAGCTGAAGTACAACAGCTCAAAGACCATGCCGCGGCAATGCAAGTTATACATGATGCCTCTGTTATCCGTAACGAAGACATGTTAAAGGAACTTGAGCTTACTAATCAGCAGACAGCCGCAAATCAAGCGGGTGCAAGTGTTCTTGAGAAAACCGCGGCCTTCGAAGCGGGACTCATGGCCGAAAAAGAAAAGCTGGAAGCCAGTTTTAGGGAGGGTATGCTTGAAGGCTCAAACCTGACAGCAGAGCAAGACGCCGCTTTACAAGAAACAACGCGGTTAATTGGAGTGCAGACAGACGCCTTTAGGGCATCAGCACAGGCAGCCGCAGACGTGACAGCAGCGCAACAAACCAGCTTTGAGGTTCAACAGCGTATTACCAAAATGAGCGCTTATGCGTCACTGGCAAGCGCAGCATCGGAGTTCTTTAATACTGTCGCCGAAGGCTCAAAAGCGGGGTTCTTGCTGTCGCAGGCGGCAGCCGTGGCCAATGCAAGTATGTCGTATGCACAAGGTACAATGGCGGCAACTGTAGCAGGAGCCAACACCACAGCAAGTCTTGCTGCTAACCCACTCACCGCACCGATTGCCCTTACAAGCGGCCAGGCAACCACTGCTTCCCTTAATACAATGAACACAATCGCCTATGGCCTATCTTTAGGTACAATTGCAGCGCAAACCGTGCAGGGGCTTGAAACGGGCGGATTTGTAAACCAAGGCGGTCAATTTCTAGTTGGTGAACGTGGCCCAGAAATGGTCAACCTCCCCAAAGGCTCGGCGGTAGTAGACAACGCAAGAACAGACCGCATGCTTTCGGGCGGCGGTGGATCTCGAATTGATCACGTTGTAAATAATATTAATGTTGGCTTTGGCCGAAACAGTCAATCAACGGCGGACGCTATTGCCCCGCGTGTATTAACTTCACTAAGACAAGGCGAGATTGACCGGTCAGGTTTTTCTCGCATTCCTAAGAATCGGAGACTTTAAAAATGGCAAATATAAATATAGATATGAGTTTAGTTGATTTTACTGATTTCTCCGCAGAATGGGAGACACAATTTTATCGCAACCGTACAGCGACTTTAATCAATACGGCGGTCTCCAATGGGGCCGCTAGGTTAAACGCTGAAATGACAATTGAAACGGAGTCGGCGGCAAAACGGCGTTACGTCGAGGGCGTCATGTTGGCCGCGGCCTATTCCTTTGATACCGTGACAATGGTGCTACCTGAGATTTTTTACAAGTATCAAGGTGCCGGATCGTCCACTCCAGTTATTCCAGCGGTAAACTCAGCAGCGGGAAGTAGCAGTATACCCCTTAGAAATGGAATAAATGGGGTTGACTTTCCCACAGGGCAAACTATTTACCAAGGGATGCTGATAAATTTCTCCGGGGATACCACGCTATACCGAGTAAACTCGTATAACGAAAACAGCTCTTTTTGTTTAATTTTTCCGATTTTAAGAAAAGCTGTTACAAACTCAACAACTGTTGAAATATTACAACCCAAATTTACGGGTCACATAACTAACACACCGAACGCCAAATATTTTAACGGGGCTTTAGATTACGTATCATACGACTTTGAAATTGAGGAGGCTTTATGAGTATTTTTGTATCATGGGTAGAACTTGAGCTTTCGGCAACAATTACCCGAAGATCCGCTTTAGCGTCATTCGATTTAGTACACGATGGTAAAACTTATTTTGCTGATGGTTTACTGGCTGACGTTTTATCAACAAAAAGGGTTTTAAGCCTTGAAAATGTGCCGCAAGAAGTAGTTCTAAACCTTGTCGATAAAAACGGCAACACAGATATGAGGGATGCTGTAAGAGACGGCACGTATCGGCGTAGAAAAGCTACAGTTTACAAAGGTGAATGGAATACGACCACAGCTACCCTAAGCAATGTGGAGACCCTTAAACAAGGGCCGATGGAAACGGTCAACGACGTAGAAGATGATGGCACTGTTACCTTAATTGTATCCTCTCAATTAGTTGATGCGCAAAAGAGCACGGAAAACATTGCTTTAGACTTATTGCATCAAAAGAGAATACAAGATGGGGTTTATGGATCCAGCGTAGCCGACAAAGCACGGGTTGATAATATTTTTGTAAATGCTACTCGAGATTTTGACGATGTTAAATTTGGCAAATTCGCACTTATCGAAACTAAGTATAAAAGTCGTAATATTCTTCAAAAAGCGTTTGGTGTGCCGGCGGCAATTAAGTCTAATCAAAAACCAAAAAGAACGGGTTCGACTGTTGAAAGTGCTGGCACTGATTTCCAACCTGCTAAGGTTTACGGGTCGGCGCAAGTAGATGCTAGGGTGATTAATGCTTGGAACCCGACACCCGCTGAGGTTTTTGCAGCGTATGGGGGTAGCTCAAGTTCCCCGGTATCTGGTTATAATTTCGTTTTTAACCCAATAGGTGCCGGCTCCGTCTCGACCTACGTGGGATCCATTGTAGGCACCGGTCAGTGGTATGGAGAGAGATACCCTAATGAAGTGGATGGCGTCGAAGAAAACTCTCGATTTGTTTCTGTACAGTACGCAGTAGCGTCAGATAAAATTGATAAGCTCGAAATCTTTTTTGATGGCTTAAACTATAGCGGGCCAGTTTCGGAGCAGGTTATAAGGCTGGTAGCTCCCGCGACAATATTGCCGGATTCAACTAGTGTCGGCTCGATTACTGGAACTGTTAACGGTCAAACTGTCATCTCAGGTATAATCCAAGTACAATGGGCGAGCCATGATCAAATTGCGCTATCGCAAGCTGTAGACACATCGAACGGGCTTATTACTGCTAATAGCCGAGGCCTTGGCTATGTAATCGTAACAGCAGTTTATGAGGCGACACGAGCCGGGGGTATCCTTTCTAATGGTTTTCCAAACCCGAAGTTTATGGTTACTCAGCGGGACACTAGAGAGTTTGGGAGTGTTACACTAACGGCCCCGCTTGATCCTATCTTTGGAACTTCAAACTACACCCCCGCAGATTTTTACGATAGGTCAACAGCTCAAACGTGTTCTATCGGATATGGTACAACAAGGCCTTCCTTCCCTTCCTCTTACAATATGCCCTGTTTATGGACACAGGCGGGGGATGTGTTAGATGTTACTTTTAGTTCAACTATTCAGCAAGATATCTTGGACGCTTGGGATTTACCAACGGCTAGCGGGGAGTATATTCGAAGAGTAAATTGGTCTGATCCAGCAATTGGAGAAGATCGGCCCGACTATCTTTATCTTGAACAGGGCGCAAATTATTCTTACGCTAAAATCTCAACTGTAATGTTTCCAGATATAGTAAACCAGCCGAATACTGTAAGGTTTCTATTTTCGTACCTGACGACAGAAGGCACAGTAGGTGAGCTTCCAGCAGTAGGCCAATTTGATTTGGCACTACCCCTAAAAATTCAAGCAGCAAAAAGGAACGATCACACAGTAAACGGGTTGTCATCCGTAAAATCAGATAATAATAGGTTTAACCGGGTACTAGTTGACTTTCTAACTGACCCTATCTGTGGGCCAGGGTTTTTAGCAAACGATCTTGACGCGGAAAGCTTTTTTAATGCTGACCGGGCGTTAAGGGTGCCGAAGCAAGCCCACGGGGTAATGCAGGGAAGAAGTAGTTACACCGATTATATTGAAGACATCCAGGATTCAAGCGGGCTAATCGTTTATGAAGAGCTAGGAAAAATTAGATGTTTTTTTAGGGAGCCTTTGGAATCTTCCGATATTCAGCACCAGTTTACAGACGCAAACTCAGAATATTTTAAATTTGTGGGCGAGCGTAATGCAGACAGGTACAACCGGTTTACATTAGACTACACGCAGTACATTGATGAGGGTTTGAGGGTTCCGCAGCAAAACGGTGAAGCCATTGTTGTGTTTAATAATACTTACATTACAGAAGACCTTCTTCAAGATAGCGAAGGGGATATTGATTGCCCATACCTGTCGGCCTTTGCAGTAGAAGATACGCCGGGGGTTCTAATGCCTTCAAGAATATATGCGGGGTCACCTTTAATTGAAACCTTTACAGAGTACGCCCTTTATTTAATGGACAAATCACGGCTATCTGACGAAATCGAAGCACGAGTAAGATACAGTGATGCGTATGGGCTACTGTTGGGCAAACCATTCTCGATTAACACCGAAAAATATGGATGGACGGGGTTAAATGAGCGGATTTTTCTTTGCAGTGAGATCGAAGATACTCACGATGGTTTTGTGACTATTACCGGCCAGCCACATAGCAACAGCCTTTTTGGGTGGGCGGATTCGTACCCCGGAATCATAGCAAGAGAGGAATGGGTAAGGTATTCAGAATACACCGGAATAACACAACCCCTTCAACCCCAAATACCTACTAGCCTGCAAGCGTCTTATAATACCGCAGATCAAGTGGTAGAGCTTTCTTGGGTTGCTCCGACAAGTGGGCCGACTGATCAATACCTTCTTGAATACAAGCTATCAACTGAAACTGTATTTAAAACTGTAAGTGTTGGCCCCTCGGTTTCATCTACACATAACACCGGAGCAAATGCGGCGACCTACCAGTATAGAGTCAGAACGCAAGAAGTAGGCGGCACATTTTCAGATTATACAGCTATTGCCTCGGCCACAGTTACCGCAACACAGCAAGCCGAAGCACTTCAACCGAGGTTTGATACAACGCTTATAACCTTCGACAGTACAACTCTAGTCTCAGCAGATGCCGACGCTGATTTAACAGTACTCTCCGGGGAATCACTAGCAACACTATCAACCGCAGTTACCGACCCCACTATGCTTAACAATACTTGGCGGTTAAAGTCTGCAACTATCTCAAACGGTTTTAGCGTATCTACATTAAATCAAGTCGCTGCAAAATCAGTAAAAATTACAGCCTCTGGTTTTATCGCAGACACGAGTAGCGTTATCACTTGCACCATTGCATACAAAGGAAGCACGGGAGTAGTGGTAGATTTAATTTTAAAACTTGACGTCGTAGCGAGCACAAGAAATCCGCCGGTTATCACAACAACCTTAACTTCAACGACTGGCACTGTTTTCCGCTCTGACACTTCCGCTACAGTTTTACAGATAAACGTATTTTTAGACGGCGTTTTGAGTACAAACCACGATGATTATACCTACAGTTGGCAGGTACTAAATTCATCAAATGCGAAAAAGGTAGTGATCGTGTCAAATGCCTTAGACTCAAATGGAAACCCACAATTGTTAAATGACACAGTAGCAGGCGGGCCACTCTTAGCAATTGGTGACCCTAGTACAATCGCGGGCCGCCAAGGCTTAACCGTACCCTCGGGTTATAGCGGATTACCCGCTGATTCTCTTTGTACTTTAACCGTCGCGGTTCCCGCGGTAGCTGATGAGCTTAGGAGGCTTGCAGTGGGTGCAGAGGACGTTGACAACTTCCAGCAATTTACTTGCAACGTTGGGAATATTCCAGACTAACAAGGCAAAACTGTAGCCCTCAAAGTTTAAATTTTTGGGGGCTATAGTTAAGCTTTTTAATTTTCATCTTTTGCAAATCAAAGATAAACGAAAAGGTACACAAAATGGCAAGATCAGCAGCAGCCTCCGTTACTATTACCGATGTTCGGGATGGGGTAGCGTTTAAAGAGGTAGAACTTTACAAAATTGATTCACCGTCAACGCCCCCCACAGGGCTGGGCTTTAATGTAAACACGGGAGCCGCCGCAGACGCCGCAACGGGTTGGACAGCAGTGGCCCCAACAGTTACCGTAAACCAGTTATTATACAGAGCAGTTCGCGGAGTTCAGTTAGACGCGGGCGCTACTCTATGGACAGCAAACCCATCAGAGGACTGGGTGATTTCTCTAGCTTCCGGCATACGGGGCCAGATTGGATCAGCGGGGGCGGCTATCGCCTTCGATGTAGATGCGAACCTTGACAGCGATGCAGATAAATATGAACTTATCCAAAGCTATCGAGGCGACAACGCCGTAAATAATGCAGACATATATTGGCAAGTCACTACCGGCCAAGTCTTTCAGTGGCAAAATCCCAGCACTACCGACCCAACTATACCAGCGGGCCAAAGTTTTACAGACTTAACCACGTTACAGGGTGGCTTTCTCGATATTAACGGAATAACGGAAGTAGCATTTAGTCCTGGTGAAGATGGTAACATTGGTATAGGTGAAGGTGCGGTTGATAGTATTCAAGCAAGCTCCACACTTGCCATTCACAATATCGGCATTGGTTATAATACTTTAACCTCTGCTGCCCTTAATGGTGAAAACAATGTGGCACTAGGGTATCAATCCTTGCTCCAATTAACGACTGGTGATGACAACATCGGACTGGGGTCTTATGCGGGATGGCGAATTACATCCGGTAGCGACAATATTGCCATTGGGTCATTCTCAGTAGGCGGCTTCGGCACCTCCTCCGGTGCGGAGTCTTCCGTAGGCATTGGAAGAGGAGCATTGGGATATAATGTAAACGGGACAGGAAATGTATCAGCAGGTAACTCAGCCCTAGGGACTCTTTACGGAGGCAAATACAATGCAGGCTTCGGTCAAAGTTCAGGGGGTAATAGTTATGGGTCTTTTAATACCTTTATTCACAATAATATTTCAGGAACAAGCATTCCTAGTCGTAAATCCAATACAATACAAATAGGAAACAGCGAGGCGCTAGACGTAAGACTCGGTAATACAGTAAGAACCGACAACCTTGCAAGTAATATAGTGCTAGGTGAGGGCGCAGGGGTGGGAGGTTTGCCCACGTGGGCTGACCGCGATTCCACCGCAACTAGCATAGTTTCCAATGGTGACTTTTCTAACGGAACTACTGGTTGGACAAAATCGCAAGCTACCTCCTCACTTGCAACTGCTGAAATTACTAGGGAAGCCGCTTTTGGTTCTTTGTCTCTGGTTGATGACTTCTTACAAATGACCCAAGGGACTTCACAAGGTTACGTTTATCAAACCTTGACAACGGTTGTCGGCAGAACTTACACGGTTACCGCAGAAGTGCAAACAGCCGTAGGCAGGGCGTTTAAGTTTGTTGCTGGAACTTCAGTAGGCGGGGAACAACTTGCAACGACTGGTTTAAAGTATAACTACGATGTTTACGCGGAGACCTCTATAAGTTTTGTTGCAACAAGTACAAGCTCAACAATCTCTTATTATGGCTTCGGAACAACAGGCGAGGTCTTTCAGCTTGCACGGGTGGAAGCGGTCTGGGTTGCAGCTAGAAATACAATTATAGGTAAGGGAGTTGGAACTAACCTGAGCACGGGTTCAAATAATATATGTATTGGTACAGAGGCCGGTAAAAACATTACTAGCGGTGAAGATAACATTTGCATAGGCAGCAACGCCAATGGGCCTAGCTCTGGTAGTAATAATATCACTATTGGTAAATCTACTTTTGTGCCGTTAAATACCGCTATTAGTAATACTACTTCTATCGGAAATTCAACCGCAGACCGCCTAATTCTCAATGGAAGGGATGCGCTAACAGTTCAGTACAGTTCAACGGTAACCCCAACATCTATAACGCAGTATGGTGATCAACAGATTATGGCTGCAACAGGGTTTGTGCCGAAAGGTCGAAAGTACTTAATCAGCTTTTCACTAGTTAGCACTTCTACTACAGTTATAAATTGTAAGTTAAAACGGCGAGTAGGAACAGGAGCACAGGAAACCATTGCTCAAATTGAAACCAGCAGTGCGGGCACTAATTCCGCGTATTCTTATGAAGTGCAAGACGTTGTAAGTGAGTTTACAGATGACGTTGTGTACGCAGTAACGGGTAGAGCTGATAGCACAATTGGTAACCCAACTAACTCAACTTTCCAACTAACAATTAAAAAGGTGGGATAAAAATGAATTTTATAATATACAATGAAACCACCGGACGAATTGACCAAACGGGCTATACTTTGTGGGAGGCTCCAGCGGCTTCCCCTGAGTATACCGCAGCTGAAAAATGCGTTAGTAATCTTAGGGAGGCACTTCAAAAAGCAGAAACCGAAATTGAGTCTTTAACAAGATCTATTGAAAGCTTAATACCCGGCGGTGAGCCTTCCTCAGAAGAGACAAAAAGAGACCTTTATCAACAAGAAGTTGAAAGGGTTTCAGGGGAGTTAGTTACAGATCAACTTAATTTAGACGAGTTGACAAGAATCGAAGCCGAAAGATATAACGAAGCTAAAGAGGTCTTTCTTGCGTCATTATGCACAGAAGGCCAAACAGCCATTGAAGGCATAGCTGACGCTTCAGTTCAAAAGGTTCAAATCTCAGATAAAACATTAATCAGCAGAAAGCCCGACCCGATCCCGTTTGGCAATATCAACAGGAACCGCAGGGATTCTTTGTTAAACCTTTCAGATTGGACGCAAGTACCTGATAGCCCTTTATCCAGTTTAGCAAGAGAAAGCTGGAGGTTCTATCGTGTGGCATTGCGTGACCTCTCGGACACCGTGGAAACTTTTGAAACCGCGGAACTGAGTTATTCAGATTTACCAGAGAGGCCAGAATAGGGCTTTATAAAAATAAATTATCCTAGGTAAGATGTAAAAATGCCTACACTCAAACAACCAAAATAAAAAAGGAAAATTAATTATGCGACAAACCTTATATATCATTGATGATTTTTATGAAAACCCAGACGAGGTACGCGAGCAAGCTTTAAAAATGCACTACTTTAAAGCAGGGCACGGAAACTATCCGGGTGTAAGAACTGACCCTGTAAGTGAGTACGATTCTGAAATTATAAAGAAATACATTCAAGACAAGATTTTAAAAGAAGAAATTACCTATTGGCCCCGAGAGGCTAACACGGCTTTTCAGTTTACCACAGAAACAGATAGGTCATGGATTCACCACGATGCGACAACATGGGCCGCGGTTTGCTATCTAACCCCAGACGCTGAGAAAGAAACAGGGACGGCTATTTTTAGAAACAAAGAGACGGGAATACATTGGTGGAATCCAGACGATGAGGCAACAGAGTTTAATTATTCTAAAGGTCTGGGGAACCCCATGAAAAACGAATTGTGGGAGACTATCACCGAGGTTAGCAACGTTTACAACCGAATGGTTATCTACAGGGGTAATATGTACCACAGCTCAATGAAAGCGGGTTTTGGGACTTGCGTAAAAACAGGCCGGTTGTTTCAGACGTTTTTCTTTAATACGGCAGGGGGTCTAAAATGAGACAAGAACCCGAGGTTATGGTTTTTGACAATTTCTTTCACGACCCCGACTCAATAAGGGCGGAGGTATTAGGAAGAGACTTCGGCACGGGCGGCAGTAACTTCCCTTCTCAGAAAGCAGAACCCGAAACCCCAGAGTATCAGGAAGTAATCAAAAAACACATTGAGAATAGAATTCTTGGGCGACCAATCAGCTATTGGGAAAAAAGTTATAACACTTGCTGGCAGTACTCGATAAAAGGCCAAAAACAGCCCGTACACCACGATCATGGAAAGTATGTGGCGATTGTATACCTTACGCCCGACGCTCCCGTAGCGGCAGGCACCGGACTATATCGGCACATCGAAAGCGGCATCTCAGTTTGGGATCAGGAAGACCCCGCCACGTATCCCGCAGCGTTGAACACTGGGGCCGATGAGGATACATGGGAACAAGTGGCATTTTTTGGAAACGTTTACAACAGGCTAATAATATTCAACGCCCAACACTACCATAAGGGCGCCGGGACTTTCGGCACTAACAAAGAAGACGGGCGACTTTATTGCACATACTTCTTTTCGTAAAACAAGTATCACAAAACCACGGCTGCCCATAGGCGGCTTCAAAACACCCATAGGAGTTTTAACAAATGAGAATTTCAGGAATTGAGAATTACATCGGCGGGGCAGATAATGTAAAATCTCTTTCACTAATCCAAGGAGAGCAAAGAGTACTTGGCGGCCAAATTTTAAATCCAGACGGAACACCGGTAGATATTACAAGCTTTGCAATCACAGCGAAGGTTGATTTTTACTTGGCGGATGTTACGGTAACATCCCGTTCAATGGCAATTACAAACCTAGTGCAAAACGCAGCCGCAAAAACCCACACCCTCGCAGGTATCAAAACAATCGCAGCGGAAGGTAAATTTACAATCACGGTGCCAAAAGATTTTTACGTAACCACGGCAAACGATCAAATTGAAATTGATACAGACTTAACAGTCAACGTGCCATTGGCTGTAATGTATATTGATTATGATACGGATTCAGGTTCAACAGATTCCACAATCAGGGCAAGCCGAATGGTTTTAGTTATTCGTCGCGGTTCGCCATCGGTAGGACTATAAGGGGTTTAATATGTCGGATGATAATTTTTTAGTTAACCTTTCAGAAGACAGCTTTGAAGTAACTTTTGGAGAAGATACTTTTGGAGTTGAGCTTTCAGAAGACAGCTTTGAGGTAAATTTTTCAGAAGCTGGAATACAAGGCCCAATAGGCCTGCAAGGTGACATTGGTCTTCAAGGCGACGTTGGCCTTCAAGGTGACATTGGCCTTCAAGGCCTCCAAGGTGACATTGGCCTTCAAGGCTTAATTGGTCTTCAAGGTGACATTGGCCTTCAAGGTGCTATTGGTCTTCAAGGTGACATTGGACTTCAAGGACTCCAAGGCGACATAGGTCTTCAAGGCTTAATTGGTCTTCAAGGCGACGTTGGTCTTCAAGGTGACATTGGCCTTCAAGGTCTCCAAGGCGACATAGGTCTTCAAGGCTTAATTGGTCTTCAAGGCGACGTTGGCCTTCAAGGTGACATTGGCCTTCAAGGTCTCCAAGGCGACATAGGTCTTCAAGGCTTAATTGGTCTTCAAGGCGACGTTGGCCTTCAAGGTGACATTGGCCTTCAAGGTGACATTGGCCTTCAAGGACTCCAAGGTGACATTGGCCTTCAAGGTGCTATTGGCCTCCAAGGTGACATTGGCCTTCAAGGTGACATTGGCCTTCAAGGTCTCCAAGGCGACATTGGCCTTCAAGGTGCTATTGGTCTTCAAGGTGACATTGGCCTTCAAGGTGCTATTGGTCTTCAAGGTGACATTGGCCTTCAAGGCCTCCAAGGCGACATAGGTCTTCAAGGCTTAATTGGTCTTCAAGGTGACATTGGCCTTCAAGGCCTCCAAGGCGACATAGGTCTTCAAGGCTTAATTGGTCTTCAAGGCGACGTTGGCCTTCAAGGTGACATTGGCCTTCAAGGTCTCCAAGGCGACATAGGTCTTCAAGGCTTAATTGGTCTTCAAGGCGACGTTGGCCTTCAAGGTGACATTGGCCTTCAAGGACTCCAAGGTGACATTGGCCTTCAAGGTGCTATTGGTCTTCAAGGTGACATTGGCCTTCAAGGTGCTATTGGTCTTCAAGGTGACATTGGCCTTCAAGGCGCTATTGGTCTTCAAGGTCTTATAGGCCTTCAAGGTGACCAAGGTGACATTGGCCTTCAAGGTGCTA